GAAGTTGCGTTACACCCTGACCATTGCAAGGAAACCGATCGATGCCGATACCCAGGCCGAGTAAGGACGACTACCTGTACAGCGATGCTGGCATCATGGGCGAGGACTACCGCCTCGACCAGCTGCGGTTCAAGGAGGCCCCGGTGGATACCCCCAAGCGGAGCAAGCCGTTCATGGATGACACTCCGGAGCCAGAGGGGGCTCCCGAGTGAGCGACCAGATCACCGTCGTTTGTCCCCTCCCTCCGAGGCAGCTGAGCCCGAACTCCCGCTGCCACTGGCGAACCCGTCACAAACACTCCAAGAAGTACCGCGAAGAGTGTCGGGTTGCCTGTTTCACTGAACTGGTGACTCGGAGGCGGGGGGACGTTGACTGGTCTGAATCGAAGCTGCAGGCGACGTTCTACTACAAGGACCGCCGTCGCCGCGATCGGGACAATATGGCCGCGATGCTGAAATACGCCTATGATGGCATTGCAGCGGCCCTGGGTGTCGATGACTACGGGTTCCGGCCCCAGATGCCAGAGGTGGATGTTGACAAGGACAATCCCCGTGTGGAGATTGTCGTGATTGGAAAACCACCCGGGGATCCGTCCCCGTGAAAGTCTTCCGTGACTGGTGGTCAACGTATTATACAGGGAGGTATTCTCGTGGAGATCAATGGCGACCATCCGTTTTGGGGAATTATCAGGCTCGCGGTGATCTTCACCGGGCTGACCGTGTTCCTGTGGCTAAACTCGACGACTTTCGACAAGACTGAGGTCACGACAATCATCGAGCTGCTCGTGCTGGCTGGTGGATTCGAGGCGGGTCGGAAGATGATCCAGGCGTCGAAGAAGGAGAAGAACAAGTGAGACATGCAGTCGTGGCGGCGCTGGCTCTGTCGTTGTGCTCGGCTGCTCCTCGTGTTTCCTCACCACCGGGAGCAGTTCAGGTAGGTGGGTGCAGCGGTACACTCATCTATCGTGACCTGATGCTAACGGTTGGGGTCAGCGCCGCCCATTGTGCTGGTGGGCCGGGCTCCCCCGTGCAAGTGGTACTGCCGGATGGTCGTCGGTTGGCTGGCCGATGGGGAAAGCGGGACCTCGGGACAGATCTTGTCCTCTTCTCGATCCCCCGCTCTGACCCCCCGCTGCCGCTTGCACGGGTTCCTGCCAAGGCTCCCAGTGGGGAGTTCACTGCCTTCGGTCGTTACGGGACGAAGGTGCTCAAGCCGATGGGCCCTGAGTTGATCACCGATAACGGGACAGGTCGCAAGATCTCACGTTCCGGGTACGAGGTGACCTCGGGGAAGTATCGCAACGGTGACAGTGGCAGCGGCGTGTATGTCGGTGGTAAGCTCCTCGTGGGGGTTGCCACGCATGGTGACGACGATGAGGAGTTGTATGCGGCCACCCACGGACAGCTGGTGACGTTTCTGACAACGCACAAGGTGATGGGCCCGGGCCCGGAGGGCTCAGACTGGGGAGACAAGGACAGGACCCGGGAGATCATCGCGATCAAGAGGCGGTTGGATGAACTGGAACAGGCAATCAAGAGCATCAGCCTCAAGGAAGGACCCGCTGGCCCACCCGGGCCTGCTGGACAGCCAGGGACGGCAGCAGATACATCCGGTCTCGCAACGAGGCTGGAGTCCCTGGAGCAGTGGCGCAAAGACTTCAGGACAACCATCAGGATCCGTTTGCGCCCGGTGAAGGAGTAACGACATGGCGAGTAATGTTGACCTGCAGGCGTTGTTGGAAGCGGCGGCTGGTGAGCGGATCGGCCGCGCGAGTGATGCCAGTCAGACCACTCTGGTGCTGATCGATCGCGTGTTCACCAAGGTGCTGGTTGAGCCCGATGTGATGGAGGCAGCGGCGGCCCGGCAGCTGCTGATGCGTGAGGCTCCGATCGGATCGGCAACTCCCTGATGCTGACGACACCGGAGCAACGGGCTGAAGCGGGTCGGCTGGTCGACTTGGATGAACGCGGCCTCCTCATCGAGGCGGTCGCGTTCGCCATTCGGCTGGGCGAGACCCAGGAACGGGCAATGGCCGATCTGGTCGAGTTGGACCGATCGTTCATACGGGAGTTGGAAAATGCAGAGCGCGGCGAAGGCGGTCTACCAGTCGAAGGCGAAGACCAGGGGGCTCGTGTCTAACATCTGGGCCCACGATATCGCACAACGCCTTCGGATCAGGAGGAAGATCTTGGCTAACGATGCCGGACTTGGAGAGTTGGACGTTGGTACATACCCGAGCCACGGCTCGGTCAACGTGGTGGACGGTGGTGGTTTCTGGAAGGGGCTCCTGGTCGCTGGCTTGGCGGCTGGTGGACTCGGGATGGCCAGTGGCCTGTTCCGACCGGGTATGCCTGGCGTAGTGGCTCCCCCGGTGGTGGCGACGCCTGCGGTGTCCGCTCCCCAGGAATGGGAACTGGAGATCATCTCGGTTGACGGGGAACCGCAGATCCGGGGCAAACGTGTCGAGACCACCGACTAGGTACGGCTATCGTGCGATCATCCTTCCGGAGGATGTGTACGACGGCGACAGCTGCACGGCTGACATCTCGTTGGGTTTCGGTGTCTGGTTGCGGAACCAGAAGCTGAGACTGGTGGGGGTTGATACACCCGAGATGCGCGGGGCGTCGCGCCGCGATGGGATCCTCGCGAGGGACTTCGTCCGCGAGTTGATGCCGGGAGATGGACGGGTGTTGATTCAGAGCCACAAGCCCCGGGCCAGAGGGAAGTATGGCCGTTGGTTGTGCTCGATCTGGATTGACGACCTGTGCGTCAACGATGAGCTGCTGCGGACGGGCCACGCCACCCGCTACCTCGGGTGAATTTCAGGGGTATCAGGGTTCAGGGTAGGTCCTCCGGATGCGTTAGAAGCGATCCTCCGCCCCCCAAATGGAGAAAAACCCGCCCCACCTGGAAGTGGGACGGGTTTTACCATGCCGCATGGCAATCACCGTGTCTTTCTTCAAGCGGGGCAGGTCACCGGGGCTCCCCGGTCGAAACCGTCCCCTAAGTTGTTAGCTTGCGACTCCCACAAGTTTGCCAAATACCCCGTGCAGCCGCTGCGTCCGCTTCATCGAGGTGGTCACCGGGTCGTTCTTCGCGATCTCGGTGAACGCATTGAAGAGCGACCACGCGGTATCGACCCCGTGCATCTCGCAGTGCTTCTTGGACTCGTATTCCTTGAGCACCTTCGGGATAGAAGCGTTGGCGATCGCCTTGGACCGCATCGCCTCGACCAGGGTGTCATTGACTCGGACCCGACCGACGTGATGGCCCTCCATCCGCTGGTAAAACTCCTCCTGCCGCTGGCTCGCCTGCAGCAGCTGACCGACAGCGCGGGAGATCACCTCTGGTAGGTCGCGGATGATGTGGCGAGTATGCCGACGCGAGACCTGAATCTCACCACTCCACGCGAGGTTGTCACAGATGAAGGTCCTCGAACCCATCGCAACGGCGCTGGCAAAACTCTGATCGTGGGAGTTCCGCCATCCGATCATGAGACCGCGTTTGAGATGGTTCGGGTCGTCGGCCCCCTGCGGCCTGACCTCCATCATCCCAAATGCGCGGGCCCCGTCGTTGGTCATGCCCTGGGCCTCGTCGCGAATGACATCACCCCAGTGGCCAACGTCGTCGGCTGTCAGTAGGTCGGACACCGACTCCCTGATCCGGTTCCGTACGGTGAGATGGCTCACGGGCTGGAACGTGACGTGGCCATCGCTGTTGCGCTTGATCGGTGGCAGATAAACCCCGTCAAGCTGGTGCGGCTCCACCGCAGCGGCTCCGCAGTGCAGAATCAAGTTGAGTCTCTCGGGCATAACCTTTTCCTTTTGTGGCCGGTGGTTGTTGGTGGTTGGGTGCAACTGACCAGCCTGCAGTCGACCCGCCTGGTGTTTGGGGTATTGTTGCTAATCTTCTCGACGAATCAAGTCAATTAGGAACATAATTAGAGCGGTGACCGCAACTGTGGCCAGCGCAAACTGGAAGCCTGACATTGGGATCCGTCCCCTAGTTGACGTTGTTTGTCTCATACTCGATGACCGTAACGCGCTGGTCCCAGCATGCTCGGCAATCACCGCAGGCGTTGCCCTGCATATGCGCCGGGCATCGGCGTCCGTGGCGACGTGGTCCGCTGCTGATGACACTGCAGTGCCTCGCCCAGGGCGGCGGGTCTCCATCTATCAGAGAACCTGACCAGCGGATGGTTAGGTTTTTCGGTGGTTCGCCTGCGAATCGGATGTGCCGACGTTCCCGAGTTGGCATCCAGTGTCTCACCTTCGGCGTCAATCGGCACACCTCGTAAATGGCGCGGGCCATATCGGCCGACTGAAGGTCTCCAGAGTGGAACCAACGGAACCATCGGTCGTCGGTCCCGGTGATCAGGTGCGCCATAGCCTCCGACCATCGGTACAGCCTATCGGCCTCGGCCTGCATGTTGAAACATTCGAGAGCGGTCCATAGGCGGTTTTGGACGTTGTCGAAACGATATCGTCCGCGATCGGCGTAGCATATCGCGCAGGCTGTGCCCGCCTGGTCCTTGAGCATACCGCCGATTTGACAGGTGCTGGCCGGGATGCCCCAGCTATGGCCTGGCATCTTGGTCGGGGATCCGAGGCCCCCGGTGATGGCGGTCGCGAGCGGTTTAGTTAATCGCATTGGTTCTTCCCTTTTAGCTTGTCGTACAGTGTGGGCAGCGGGGCCAGTCGAGCCACCTACGCTCCTCGTAGGTGGTCCCCGCGACAATGATTAGGTCAAGGTGCGTTTGCGGTTCTCCGCACATCCCGCATACGGTCCCCTGGGGGACTGGGATTTGAATGTATTCGTAAGGCGGTACGTGGTGCGGCTCGAGGTGCGATCCGATCATCAGACCCCCTCCAGCATGAACAGCAACTCCTGGGCCCCGTATACCTTCAGCTCTCCGCACTCCTCGCAGCGGTAGCGCCGGGCATCGGGCTCCACACAATAAGCCTCTGCGCCGCAAGCCGTGCAGAATCCGGCAGGCTCGTCGGTCACGATGGCCTGCATGACGTCATCTAGATCAATCCTCATCGGTCGCGTCCTCCAGGGTAACGGTGTCATCGGTTGGTCAGTACCATGTCACGTCGCATGGTTTCGAAGTGTTCCTGCGCCGCCGCCTTCGCCTCTGTAACGGTGTCACGGTGGCCGACGATGGTCCAGGTGTCCTCGTGCCAGATTCGGACGAATCCCGTCCCGGCAGGCCGGGAAAACCAGTATCGTCCGCATTGGCTCATCGTCTGCCCAATGTCGTTGGGTCTTTTCCATTTGATTCTCATCGTCATCGGTTGATCCTCGTGTCATAGGCCTGGTGGAGCGCAGCGGCGCAACGGCTCGCGGCGCGGAAAGTGCTGAAGCGGTGCGGTGGGGATTCGACAGGCCCCGTCACCCAATAGGTCGTCCCTGATTGGTGGACGATCACCCCGGTGGTCCGCCCCCCGTCGACGGTCTGCAGGTGTCGAGACCGGGCGGGTCCCTTGCCGCGGATCGTTCGGAATTCGTATTTGGTCATTTGTCGGTCTCCGGGTCGAGTGGCCAAACCTGCAGGATCGTTAGAACGGGTCTTTCGATCGCGGGGACCGCATCGCGTGCTATTTCGGTGAGTTGCAGACGTGCAGCCTGTGGAAGATCTCCGGCCCACGCGACAACGGATGGGGAGCCGCAATCCTCGAGGGGCTCCCCTCGGTTGTCCCAAACCCACAGCCCGAGGGTTGCGTGGTGGCCTGCGACGGGTCCGACCAGGGCGACCGGTCGACGGGTGGCACGGGCTCTCCGGGCTGGTGGCGAATCAATCGTCATCGTCATTCTGTCGGCTCCTCGTCAAGGTGGAACGGTCGCTGGATGGCGTCCATCGCAGCAGCGTGCTGCCAGCCGGACGAGATGTGCAGGTGATCGAGGGACCAGGTGGGTTCGCCCTGGTCCTCGAGCAGTTCCCGCAACTCGCCAAGACACCAGAGGCGTGCGCTGTCCCCGACTGCTTTCTCCCAGCGGTGGAGCAAGCGCCGCCTGGCGGCGGCCTCGTCCTTCCGTCGCTGCCATTCTGCTGAATCCATCATCGTCTCCTATGGGGTGAAAAGGGCAGGCGCCCGAGGCCACCGGTCCACCTGGTGGGGCCGATGACCTCGCGCGACGGTCCTCATTCGTCGTCTTCCTCGAGGTGATGACCAGACTGGATACGCTCTCCGACTGCTGCGACCAGGTCGGACAGCATCCAGATCGCCAAGCAGGCCACAAACAAACCGCCGAGCCAAGCATCCGCGTGCATTGTGAAGCACTCCAAACAGAGGGAAGGGGAACATGTTGACATTGTAGCACACAAGTGGTGGTGGCGTGTCAACCTCTAACTCCGGCGGATTGTGAGAATGGCAGGATGGGTGGGTGACCTGGTGGGGCTGTGGGGCCTGCAGGGCAGGTGG